GTAACCGCCTTGTTGAGGCTGTCCGCCGAACGCCGCCGCCGTGTCGACGCCGCCGCCGCCAATGTTTAAGCGTTGAGCGTTCGCACTTGTAACGATTTGGATCGCGTCTAAGCCCGCGCTGATCCCTTTGTTACCGGCCGCGTCGTAATCGTAGCAATGCGCCAACACGTTAACTTTTTGGCCGCTGTACAGTAAATTACCGTATTGCATAGGGTCGAGTAATTGGCCGTTTTCGTCGTAGACGTCCGGGGTCTTAAGCGTAGTTTTTAAACTGATCACATAGTGACCCGGGAACATATCGCCGAACTCGCCCGGCTGAACTTGTCCGATCGGCATACGGCCGCCCGCCGGTAAATTGCCTTTGAATTTACTTTCCATAAGGCGCTTTTGCGCGAGTTGGTCGTAAAGAGCAAGATCAGGACATTGCGGCGGAAAGACAACTTTCAGCGTCCACTTAGGTTTCCCGGCGTTCGCGCCTTGTTGTTGAACTTCGGGTTGTGTTACGCCGTCCCATACCACTACGCCGCCGTCTAGTCTTACATGGTTTTCATCAAATTTAGGCATTTCAAAGATCCTTATTTATCAGTTTGACCGAACGCACGCGCGCCGATCGTATTAGAAGTTTTTACGAGTTTTAATGAGGAACTACGGGTGGTGTTCTTTTTGATCACCGTCTCGAAGTCCGGGTACTTGTCGATCGCTTGCGTCGGTGTTATCGGTTCGCACTTGTCGAAGTCCGCGCCGATCATCCGGCCGATCTTAATTGCTTGTTTTGGGTCCGACCATTTAAGGCGGCCCGGTTTACTTTCCAGCGTCAGAGGGATCGAGCTATCGCCGTTTTTAACACGTTCGATAATTAGATCCTCGATCGCCGACTTGCGCGCTTTTGCCAGTCGTTCGGCCGTCTCAATTATTGACAACTCGATCGCCAGCGCGTCGCCGTTCATTTCGTCCATTTCGGGCGGGTTTTTAACGTGATCTAACAACGCGTAAACGTGGTTTTTAGCCGCCGCGCAGCGCCACAACGCCGGGCAGTGGTAGCAGTGCCCGCCCGACGTTAGTGTCGGGTTGTTGCGGGCCTCGTACGCTTTCGCCGCTAGTTGATTAGTATAGGCCCGGAGGTCCGACAGCTTACCGCGCCAAACTTGAACCGGGCCGTCGTTCTGATAACAAAACGGTTGAACGACCCGCAGTTCGATCGCGATGTGTTGCTCGGCGTGCCCGTCGATCCCGTACTTGTTGATCAGCCCGGCGGCATAGTTTACGAATTGTAACGACAACGGCGAGACTTCGGCGTGCCCGTGCTTATAATCCCATAGCACGATAAAACCGGCGTTGAGATTAACGAGCGCCGCGTCTAGCGTGCCGCTATTGTTTGCATCGATTTGAGGACATTCGATCGGGCACTCGACCAGAAGTTCGCCGCCGCGCTCGGCCGCTATACGCTGAACGTCTTTTGTGTAAACGTTCGCGCCCTCGATCATTTCGGCGTCTATAATGAGGCCGGTTTCGGGGCACGTTTTACCCTCGAATGACTCGGCGGGCGGCATCATGCCGAGCGCTTTAAACGCGCGCAGCATTTGTTCGCCGACCTTGTGCGCCGCCGTGCCCTCGACGGTGCGCGGGTGGTATCGGTCGATCGCCTCGTTTAGTGCGACAACTGACCCGGAACAATTACCCCATATAGGGGCCGAACTCGGTCTGAAGTGCATGATCGCCACCTCTTAAAGTGAAACCGTTTGTAAGTGCGCGTAAAGCTTCGCCACCGCTTCGGCCTCTTTTGAGTCGTCGAACAGGTCGTTAATTGATACGCCGACCACCGCGTACGCCTCAGTTACAAGCTTTTGATCAAGCGTTCCGGCCGCTTGGCGTTCGCTGATGTAGTTCATAAGCCCGCCGGAGTCTTTTGGAGCGTCAGCTGCAGCGGGGGCCGTTTGCTTAGTCTCGCCGCCGAACGCCGCCGCCGTATTTACCGGGGCGCTTTCCGTTGGTTCGTCTTCGTCTAGTGGCATCGTCGCCGCGTACCACTCATTGTACGCGTTTTCATCGACGCCCGGCTTTTTCTTCCATTGGCCCTTATTGGTGCCGGAGGTATAAAACGGTTTTTGAGACTTAACGCTAACACAGTATTGAGGATTGTGCGGGGTGCCGTGTTCGTCTACCGGGCCGTCGTTAGCCGGTGCCGCTTGTTCGTTCGTACCGCTGAACGCCGCCGCCGTGTCTACGGTTTCTTCGGCTACTGTCTCGCCCGTGTCGGCGTCTTTAACCGTGACCTTTGACTCGCCGGTCTTTTCGACAATGTCGTGGACCTTTTCGATCAGGGTTTTGTCGGCCTTGTTTTCGGCCGGTACTTGTAGCGACTCGCCCGCGCCGTATTGGCTAAGAGCCGCACCGAGCGCGGCGGCTAGTTTTAAATTGCTTGCATCGAATTCGATTTTTAACATTGGTTTAAACCTCGTTGTTAATTTGTCTTTGTGTCAGTTGACGCCGGAAAGCTTAACTGTTAATTTGTCACCGTGTCAACAAGGGGACAGCAAAAAATTATGAACAACAGTATTTTTATGATTGACCGAACGAGCGGCCGGATCGTTATGTTAAGCCGTCGCGGGCCTAATGAATTCGCTTACACTTTTTTGCCGGACTTTAGATCCGATCGGCTGGCTCGCGTTATCGTCGAGGGCGTCGAGCCGGACGAAATAAACGTGATTAACTTGTATCACGCGGCCGCGATTATTCGGATCGGCGTTATGACGTCGCTAAATTGCCCGGAAGAAAAGGTCGACGACGAGGTCGCCCGGTTGTTAGTTCAAACCGGCGCGCACTCGTTACGCGTGGAGGCTTAAAGGTGTTACAGCTTCGCGACTATCAAGAAAACGTTTATAACAAAATTACCGACGCGTTCAGCCGGGTCCGCGTTGTTCTTGCGGTGGTGCCAACAGGCGGCGGTAAAACGGTTATATTTTCAAAGCTGATCCATGACTGGTGCGACGGTTACACAATGGCCGTAGTACACAGAAAGGAAATACTCGGGCAGATTAGTCTCGCACTTGGCGCGCTCGAAGTTAAACACCGTATTCTTGCGCCGTCTTCAACGCTTCGCCGTATTCGTCGCCGCCACGTAAAGAAATACGGTCGGTCGTGGATAGACGAGCGGGCACCGTGCGCCGTTGCCAGCGTTCAAACACTCGCGAGTAAAAAAGCAAGTACCGACCCGGAGATCAAACGTTTTGTAAATCAAGTCCGTTTAGGCGTATTCGACGAGGGCCACCACTACACCGACGCGGGCCACTGGGGGCGCGCCGTCGATATGCTTGAAGCCTCAAAACTTCTTTTTGTTACTGCAACGCCAGAGCGCGCCGACGGAAAGGGCTTGCACGTTAACGCGGACGGCTATGTCGAAGAAATGATCGAGGGGCCGAGCGTCGAGTGGCTGATGGGCCAAGGCTATTTATGTCGCTATAAGTATTTTTGCCCGGAGTCGGACCTAGACGTAAGCGGGATCGCCGTTACCGCCTCGGGCGACTTTAACGCTAAGGCGCTAAGGGCGCGGATCGTCGACTCGAACCTTATCGGCGACGTGGTGCAGCACTCGCAGCGCTTCGCCGCAGGGTTAAAAACGATCGTATTTTCGACAGACGTTAAGACGGCCGAAGAACAGGCCGACGCGTATAACGCCGCCGGAATTACAGCTGCAGCGTTGAGCGGTGAAACCGACGACGCGGTACGCGATCAGGCCGTGGACGAGTTCGAATTTTCAGACCTTGAAAAGCTTGTAAACGTGAACCTATTCGACGAGGGTTTCGACGTGCCCGGCGCGGTATGCGCTATTCACGCCCGGCCTACGGAATCACTCGCGAAATATATGCAGATTAACGGCCGGGTATTTCGCCCGGTTTACGCCAAGGGTTACGACTTAAGCACGCGCGAGGGTCGGCTGGCCGCAATAGCGAACGGCCCTAAACCGTACGCCGTGATCATCGACCCTGTTAAAAACTGGGAGCGGCACGGTTTACCCGATTGGCCGCGCGCGTGGAATATTCACGGCCGTAAAACTGGCGGCACCGGCCCGGGCGATACCATAGCACAGCGCGTATGTATGGACTGCACGCAGCCATACCCGGCGTATTTGTCGCCGTGCCCGTATTGCGGGGCGGAGCATAAACCAGAGGGCCGCAGCGCCCCGGCACAAGTCGACGGCGATCTAGCCGAACTCGACGTCGAAGCGTTGCGCGCTCTATTCGACAAACAGCAAGAGGCCGACATGAGCCGGGACGACTTCGCGCGATCGCTTATCGCTCGCAACGTGCCCGCGATAGGACAGCCGCGCTTAATTCGCAAACATGAGGCCGCCAAGTACCGCCGCCAAGTGTTGCGGAATTTCGTCGCGTGGTGGGTGGGGATGCAGCCCGCAGATCGCCCGCTCGCAGAAAAACACAGACGTTTTTACCACCGTTTCGGGATCGACATTGCGACCGCGTTCACACTCGGCGAGCAAGAAACCGATCAATTAATTGAAACCATAAAACAAAAATTTAGTAAGGACTTAAAACAATGAACTATAACGAATGGGCCGCGCGCTTTCCCGAGGCCGCCGAGTCACTACAAAACGACGTGATCGTCGCCACCGACTCGCACCTAAGCACGACGCCGGGCGACAGTGAGGCCGCGAGACAGCAAGACATAAGAATCAGTATTGCCAGTCAGGGCGGCTTTGCATGGCGGAACAACGTCGGCGCGACTAAGGCGAAAGAGCCGTGCCAGTGTCCCGGTTGTGGGTTCCGCTTCACACTTGACCGCCAGCCGATACGGTACGGCCTCGCGAATGAGTCGGCACAGCTTAATGAGCGTATGAAATCCAGCGATTTGATCCTGGCGATACCGCGCAAAATCACGCCCGATATGGTAGGCAAAACGATCGCGCAGTTTGGCAGCGTTGAGACTAAGCGGCGCGGGTGGCAGTTCAGCGGAAAAGACCAAGAGGCCGGACAAATGGCTTGGCTTTCACTAGTGGCAAAAATTGGCGGGTTCGCTCGCTTTGCGTCGGAGCCGTTCGAGTTATGATCATTCAAGGCGATTGCAAACACGTATTAAAGAATTTTCCGGCCGAGTCATTCGACGCCCTAGTCACTGATCCGCCGTACGGTTTCAACAAGCAGCCGGATCTCGGCGAGGTTTTCGGACATTGGATCAAGGGCGACGATTACGAGGCCACCGGCTCGGGTTTTATGGGTAAGACGTGGGACAGCTTCGTACCCGGCCCGGCTACGTGGCGCGAAGTGTTCCGCGTGCTTAAGCCCGGCGCGTACGGTGCCGTTTTCGCCGGTAGCCGTACCGCGTATTTAATGGTCGCCTCGTTGCGCTTGGCAGGGTTCGAGGTGGTCGATCAATTGTTCTGGCTCTACGGTTCCGGGTTCCCGAAGTCGCTCGACGTATCTCAGGAAGTCGACAAACTGGACGCCAAACAACTTAAGAAAGAGAGCGCCTATCGTTGCACCGATTGGATCCGCGAGTTTTGCCCGTTAAGCAGCGGCCAGATCGACAAGTTTCTCGGGCGTAACGGTATGGGCCGCCATTACCGGGATAAGGCACCCGGAGGCAAACCGCCAGAGATCCCGACCCGCGCGGACCTCGAAAAACTTCGCCCTTTCTTTTCGGCCACGGTGCCAGATTGGTTCGAAGAACTGGTAGACGTTCGCACGTTTGAAAGTGAGAACCACAACAGCCGGGAAGTGATCGAGCGCTACAAGAAAGTCGCGGGCCTTAATGAATGGCGGCAAAAGTACGGCGAACAAACGAGCGGCGGGAATCTTAGCGCGAGAACTGCGCCTCACTCAGACGAGGCGAAAACGTGGCAGGGCTACGGGACCGCCTTAAAACCCGGTTACGAGCCGATCATACTGGTACGCAAGCCGACGGCCCTAACCTATGCCGAAAACGTCGTGACGCACGGCACCGGCGCGCTAAACATCGACGGCAGCCGTAACGGCGAACGGTTCCCGGCCAACATATTGCACGACGGCGAGGCGTTCGCCGGTAAAGAATGGGGAAGGTATTTTTATTGCGCCAAGGCCACCACGGCCGACCGCGACGACGGCCTGCAGCAATTCGAAAAGGTAAGCGCCGGAGAGGCCACCGGGGGACGTAAAGAGGGATCGGCCGGGTTGAACTCGCCAAGGGCCGGAGCAGGGCGCAGAGACGGCGCACGCAACACACACCCGACCGTTAAACCTACCGAATTAATGAGGTGGTTATGCGGCTTGTTAGCGCGTCCGGGCGGCTCTATTTTGGATCCGTTTACTGGGTCGGGGTCAACGTGGCGCGGTGCCAAACTTAATCAACAGAAATTTATTGGCGTGGAACTTAGCGCCGAGTATATCGAAATAGCCAAGGCGCGAGCGGGAGCAATTAAGCCATGAGTAAAAGATTTAAACCAGAAGTGAGAAAAGAGCAGATCATCGACGCGGCGATCGGCATTGTTGAGGGCGGCGGGTTTTCATCGTTGGACCGCCAAACCGTCGCGCGGGTGGTTGGTGTAAGCGGCCAAACGATTAACCACTATTTCGGCACGCTTAAGCAGTTAGAACGGGCCGTAAAACGCGCCGCTATCGCTAAACCGTCGTATTCGGTTATTGCGCAGCTTATCGTTATGAAAGACGCCACGGTCGAAAACTTAGACGCGGAAACGAAACGCCGGGCGCTAGGTGGTTTTTTATGAACCCGAGGCAAGCAACAGCATATTTAAAAGGCATTAGAGCGGCGCGCGCGCATGATCTTCGGGGCGGGCTAAAAGCGCCTGTTTGCCCGTATGAGCAGCAACGCCTCGCGAACTTTTGGCGGCGGGGCTTCGCGGATTATTCCGAGAACTACGAAGACGCAATGCACTTTTTGAAACATGCGAACGGCGACTATTAAGTCGCCTTTTTTGTGTCCGGGGGCTTGTATTATGTGTAACACAGTGTTATATTCTAACCTCACTTAGCAAACAACGGAAACGCAAACATGAAAGACCTTAAAGCAAACACAATCAAAAACGCTTCTAACCAGTCGCAAACCGTAACTTACAAGGGTAAAAACTTAACGGTTTATTGGGGCGGCGAGTATTATACCGCGCATTATGACGGCGAGGTATACAGACAAGGCAACTTGAACGACCTTAAAAAAGACATTGCAAACGTTTGGTATGTTGATCTTGGTCGCGGGTTAGACGACATTAAGCGCGAAGACGTGCAAACGTGCCTTTTACTTGAAGCGCAAAACCTAGAGGGCGAGAAAATCGAATTACCAGCGGGCGACGAGACGCTAACCGTTTACACTCACACCAGCTTTACACAACTAGCGAGCGGCACCCACACGACGACCCGCTGGACTATACGCGACTCGAACGGCATCGGCTCGACTTTCTTAAACACTCGCGAGGCGTTGCGTTACCTTGCGGCGTTTTCATCTTATACCCCGGTTTTAGTTGAAGAAACGCAAGCCGTAAACACGTACTACGAGATCACCGGCGAAATGGACGGTAAAACTGAGGTACTTTTCGGCACGTTCGATAAGAGCGAAATTAAACCCGAGTTAGACGCCGAGCGCGACAACTGGAAAGAGCAGGGCTACAAAAAGATCGCTAAGACGTCGCGCAAAGTGAGCGAAACACCGGACCCGGAAGTTTACGCGGGTGGTGAGGAATACAAAGCCGCAGTATGTCGCGCGCTTAAGCATGACGACGTAACGGTAAGCGTAGGGGACCGGGACGAAGTCGAGTTCGACCTAGACGACTCGCGAAACATCGGCGAGATATTCGAAGCCGTCGAGGGCACCGACGCCCCGGTCGTTTCGTTCTTTAAAATTGGCGAGTTCGTCGGGTCTATGTCGGTTTCAGTGGGCGACGGGGCCGAGTCGATCATCGACTATCACCGAAACGATTTTATGATCAGCATTTGCGAGTGGGGTGTGTAATGAACTGGGTTAGCCGTGATATATACCGCCGTTACAACGCCGTCGCGGGTTTCTCGCCCGCGACGGTGCACAGCCGGGCCAAGGCACGCGAGGCCGCACTGCAGTTAGGCAACGCGCCCGGCGCGGCCCTCGACATACTAAACCCGGTCGTTACCGAAGACGTTCACGCCGGGCTTGTTTTCTTGGCCGCAGCCGGAGCAATTAAAGAGAGTTTAACACCGGGCGGCGTTCCGTTGTTTTACTGGGAGGCCGACAAGGTATGACGTGTTCCCAATATTGCAAAGCCGAGGCGGGCGTAACGCTCGCCAAGGTTCAAGAGGTTAGCGGCCGCCACCGGGTAACGCTTGATCGGTGGTTTCGCAAAGACCGCCAACTTTTCGACCTTGTCCTAGATGGCGTTAAATACCGTTTGAACAATGCCAATACACAAGAAAAAGAAAAGGGCGGCCAGTAAGTCGCGCACCCACTCGGGCACCCGTCGCGGTGCCTTTTTTATTAATTTCTCAATCATTCGCTAACGCCTCGATCCGTCGTTCTATGTCCGCGCCTTTTAAACCAGTGTACGCGCTGATCATCATAACCAACAGCGTAAACCGATCGGACCCCGAGTTCCGGGCGTCTAAAGCGTAACGCGCTTTTTGTGCTAGTTGTCCCCTCGTATATTTCGCCATTTTATTGCACCTTTTCGCAATCGGGTTCACTTGTCAACGTCTTGACGTCGAACAGGGACGGGCACCACGCGCCGCCCTCGTATTTAAACACCACGCCCGCCTCTACCCGGTAGTAGTACGGCGCGCACCAATGAGTCGCCCCGTCGGGGGCGAAGTTTAAAGGCCTATTCATTTTGCAATGCCTCGACGGCTAGGCGCATATACTCGGCCGCCTTAAGCATGTTCGCCGCTTTGGTGCCCGCGAGGCGGTCCGAGCGCGTAAGTTCTTCTAGATCCGGGGCCACGTTGTTAATCACTTCGATCGCGTCGGCGCGGGTCTTAGCGGCGTTATATGCGACCGTTTCGTCCTTATCGTGCCTATCAACCGGGTATGCTTCATTAAAATAACGGTCCGCGCCTATCGCCCGCCCGTCGTCCCGGCGGTATCGTTTACCGTGTACAATAATTTGCGTTCGGGTCGTGCGGGTCACTTTTTGCGGGATCCGGTACTTGTGAGACTTCCAGCCGATACGCACCTCAACGGGCACCAATACCAGATCGCCGGGTTTTACGTTTTCAAGTATCATTCGTTTCTTGCTCCTTTGTTACTTCTTGCTAAATGCCGCAGCGGTGCGCGGTGCCGCGTCGTCGTTTCTTAACACAACGCCTTTAAAGCCGCGCACTACTTCGCCGTTTATGCGGTGCGGGCCGTATGTCACACCCGCGCCCCGGGTGACGTCTTTAATGTCACTGATCAGCGCTCGGCGGGTTCTGATCTGATCCTCGCCCTCATTTAAAGCCCATGTGCGATAGTGCTCGTAAACGTCTATTGAGGATGTGACGAACTCGCCGCCGAGGTGCAGCTGAGTGTCTACAAACTGTTTGATCGGGCTGTATTGCTCGGCCATTTGTGTAAGTTCTTCGCGACTCGCCGCCGGTTCCGTAAACTTCCCTTTTTGGTTAAGTCGCATTAACCCGGCCAAGGCCCAATTCGCGATCCCTTCTATTTCGTTGACCAGTTTGTCAAACAAGTAAAGATCCTCATTACCGTAAAATGATTTGTATAACGGCAGCATTAGGATCCGGCCCGCCAGTGCGCCCGAGTCGTCAAATAAGCGCGGTAAGTGGTTGCCCGCCAGTGTGAACCGGGTCGGCAAATATAAACTTAATGATTGCTTATACAGACGCGGGATCGTCACCCGGTCGTTACCACTGATCGTTTTTAGCTTTTTGGTTATCGGTTCCGATCCGGCCTTAAAACTTTTCGCGACGTCGCCGTCATACATAACGGTTTTAGTCGGCAGGGTTTCGAGGAATTTATTTTCTGTTAGGTCGGACAGGTCCGCACCCGCGAAGTTCTGATCACCGACTAGGCGGTTAAGTACCCGGCCGATCGTACCTTTACCCGAGCGACGAGGGCCAAGGATGAAAAATATTTTTTGGTGCCGGTAGTCGTTAACCATCATATAACCGAACCACTCCTGCAGCAGATCGGCGAGTTCGTCGTCGTTCCCGGTTATGTCGTTGAGGAAGTCGATCCACGTCGGACAGGTCGCGCCGGGGTTGTAGTTGTACGGCATAATATTAGTGGTAAACAGGTTCTTAT